ACCAAAGCATATTTTGACAAAATGATTCTGAGTTAGAAGGGGCTGCTAGAATTCCCTTTCCAATAACTTCTACTTCAGGGGAAGGTTGAGCCATTAAAAGATCTCCGCTGGATCAGCATTATAATGTACATGACTAACTGCACCAAAAGATCTCTGCATGAGATATTCTCTTAGCTCTGTTTTTCTTTCATTTAATCTTTTTGTTATCTGTGGGCTAGAAGCAGCATCAGCTATAGCATATTGTGCATATGCAAATAGTGGGATCATATCATGCCACTGTTGCATATCATCATCAATAACAACATTGATAATTACTCCTGCAGCAGTGAGCCATGACTGTCCAGGCTGACCAGCAGGTACACCAACTGCTGTGTTTAGTGTTAAGCCAATTTCTTGTTCATAGTTATAAAGCACCACTAATGAGGCAGATTGGTCAGTTGCAAATGTTAAGCTGCTACCACCCCACTGTACGGTATTCTGTCTCCCGTTAGGGTGCACAGCATTCAAATTGTTAACAATGTCATACTGCATTACTGGATTTTGATTAGCTGCATTCTGTGAATAGATAGCCACTAATCTTGTCATACGTCCCAGTTCATCAAAGTTACCAGCCGCATTAATAGTATTAGGATTTGGTCCTAGTATTGATGGAGTACCTACTGCAGTAGCAACAGCCCCTGCTTGAGATAAATCATATCTTCTAGCATTAGCCAAAGTAATAACAGTACCACGAAGCCTTACATATGGATTGACCTCATCAATAAAAGCTAAGAACTGAGCATATCCTAACTTACAATAAAGAGCTACATCTGCTGTAGATAAGAAACTCTCATCTGGTTCATCACAATATGTTCTGAATAAAGACGCTACTTCCTGTGTATTCATTACCCCATACCTCCTGGTTTGTTAGATATTAAGGCTTCGCTTCTACGAGCCAATTGTTCCTCTGCCCTTGCAAAGTCATGACTAGTTCCCTTGGCTGCAGCAATTGCATCTGTCTGTTGCATTTGTGCTGTACCAGAAGATTGTCCCATAACTTCACCAATTGCCTCTGCAGAACCAATCTTTGGTGGCACATCTCTTGGGAAGACACGATCATGTGCAGCTTGTTTTTCTGGATCAACTGGTTCTCCACCAGTCTCTAGGGCAACATAAATATCTCTAATGTAGTTTTGTGTTTCTTCATCTAGAGCATAATAATCTGCTTGTCTCATAAAGCTACCAAAGACTTCTTTGAATACTTGTAAATTATCTGTTCTGAATATTTCAATCTCAAAGCCTCTAGTTGCAGCCTCTAGAAGTTCATTAGCATGAGCCATATCCTCCATACGTTCAACAACATATTTATTTCCTGTCTTATAAGACAATTCTTTAAGAGCTTCTTCTGGTGGCAATAGTTTTAGTTCATAAAGCTGAAGAATCTTAGCATCTCTGTCTTGTGCCTCAGATCTAAACAAAGACCCTGTTTCAATAAAGACTTCAGGATCTTCCACATAATCTGCATTTGTAACTTGTTTGAAGATTAGCTTTCCTAGTCCATCCATCATTCGGATCATCTTATCTTCTTTATAATAATGTTTCATTAGTCTGATAACATCTCTAGCTACTCCCCTCATAGTCTCCTCAATTCTTAATTGAGTTACCTGTAGCTGACTCATGTCCTGTTCTGCAAGGGTTTGCATTGCTTTACCAGAAGTAATACCAACTGCCCTCTTACCTAGACTTGTAGAGTGAATTCCTGATACATCCATCATCTCAGACTGAAGACGTGTAATATTATCAAAGACATGAGAGGGTAGAGCGGCTGCACCTATCTGCTGAGGTGTACCACCTGCAGCATTATAATATACCTTTTCCCCTGCTCTATTTGTAATTGCATTTGGATTAACTCCTGACGTTTTAGGAATCAACCACTTAGGGTTTGACATTAGTTCAATGTTCTGTAGAACTTGGCTTCTAGATTTATTATAAAGCCATTGCATATCAATAAGAGGAGCTAGTAATCCAACTCCCCATAATTTTCCTGGTACCTCTGTATACCTCATAATCTTGATAGGAATTTCTATTAATGGATTTGTACCTTTATAAAGATATTCACTTCCTAAACAAAATGCATGTTTACCATCTCTCCAATAGATCTCATAAATCTCTAGTCTATTGGCAGGGACTTGTTCTAAACTGGCTTGACCAGGACGTGATGAAGGATTGAGGCTATCTGAAGCCTCTTCAATAAATTTCTTAGACTTTGGAAACTGTTTAATTAGTTCCCATCGTTTTACGTGTCTTCGTATAGCAATCCAATCTGATTCATCTGGACTATCAACATAAGGTTCAAATACTATATCATAAGGACTAATGACCTCAGTCGATACAGTATCTAATTCTGCATCATAATAAGAATGTAGTGCAGCCGTACCTGTAGTAAGAAGCCAGGAAAAAGCTTTAGTTAGCTTTCCTTTGAGATCTTGTTGATTCCAATAATATTTAAGAGCTAATTCTGTAGCCTGAGCTTTAAGAATATCATCTGTCAAAGCTGTTGCAGGAGTAACTGCAACTGATGGATATTCTGTTGATAATTTTGAAAGAAGATTTCTATAAATATTTATAAGAAGATTAACTGTAATCTTCCATGCTGGTCCTTGTGTACCCTGAGAAGCTACATTGGTTCTACTAGTAGTATCATATTGAACCCATTGCCGACCTTCTAGAAATAATAAAGCCAAGTCCCAGACCTTTCTTTCGGTCGTTTTACGATAATCTGAAGTATCGACTAATTGTTTGAAGTCTGCTGGGAAGCCTTCCAATTCTTTCTTTGCCATAATTATGAAGTCCTTTTCTTACGAGCGGCAGGAAGATCTTCATAAGCTTTTTTCTTTGCAGCCTCTGCTGCTTCTCTTCCACCTTGTTCATATTTCATGTATTCGTCCATTTCGTCTGCAGTCATTCCCTCCATACCAACTGCTCCGTACTTAGCTGCAAGTTGTTGTGCCGCTGCAGACTTAGCACCTTTGACACCAGAATATGCTGTACCTGCCTGTAAAGCACCACCAGCAATCTTTCCTGCATCTCCTTCTTCTACACCCTCTCTAATACTCTCTGAAGCCCCTTTTGCAGCCATACCTGTACCAAGGGCTGCTAATCCTGCACCCCATGTTACTGGACCACCAGCTAGGGTTGCAGCAACAGTACCAGCACCTACAAGAGCATCAAATGTATCTCCCCAACCCCAGGCATCTGGATCTTCTGGAGGAGGTGCCTGAGCCTCTTCTAATTTAACTTTAGATTTTTTTAGTTTTTTGGCATATGCACTCATCACTCTCCTCCTATATATTCATCATCTAGTACACTTTGAAGAGGTGTGTTCCATGACCTCACTAATTCTCGTTTATCATCCCATTCTTGACGTTTAATAGCTATCATGATCCACATATAGAAGATGCTTTGTAGGCATAAAAAACTAGCTAGTATGACCAAAATAATGAGTAATACGTTCATATATGAGGAATGCCCTGCCCCCGAAGGGGCAGAGCAAACCAAATTCTCCTAAAGAGTAAGTCCTGTAATAAGACCATTAGCATTAGGTCGTACACAAACAACGTTGTAGTACCATTTGTAGAAACCATCGAAGGCATCAGCACCAACCACACGGCTGAGAGTGTTACCATCTTCGTCTGCAAATCGACCCTTCTCTAGCTCAAGCATCTTCCAAGTCTTAGTTGAAAGAGCAATGCAGAGTCCGTTATCAACGTGACGTGACGTTTTAACAGGAATTCCTGCGAAAGCAAATCCGCTGAATCCACCATCACCAGTTGCAGGTCCAGTCTTTACGTCCTGTACCATAGCTCCTGCTGCACCAACACCCATGACACCCTGAAGCATTGCTGCTAATCGAGTTCTTTGGAGTGGATTAACCAGAAGTACATCAGGTCGTTCATCAGAAGACAACGTGATACGATCAAGAAGCTGCTGAAGAATAGCAAGACTAATCTGTACACGGGCTGGAGTGGTACCAGCAGCACCACCAGTCGTTGTAACCTGTGAAAGACAATTGGAAGTACCTGCACCATCAGAACACTGCATTGGAATAGCAGTACCAGTGTTGGTAGATCGATCTAGACCGAACCACGCTCCACCCTGGTTTGCTAATGCACCAACACCTGAAAGACCTAGGTTGCCATAGATTCCAACAGGTTCAGAGCCATTCGTAGCGAACGGAGCAGCAGCAGTGGGGTTAACCACAACTGCAAGTGGAATTCCATTCCCTGCCGCATCCACTGGGAAACCAGCACCAGCAGCAGCACCAGAAACATTAACAGTACCAGCAGTTGCACCAGCAGTTAGAGTAGCTCCACCTGCAAATGAATCATATGCTGTGGCACCACCACCACCAGTATCAGTACCAAGAGGTACCAAATCAACATGGTTTGCACCACCAGCAGCGATAACTAAAGCTAGTTTAGCAGCATCCCCATCAAAGATGAGGTCACCAAGTCCACCAGGGACACCAGCATTAGTATCTGCATAGGTAATGAAGCCAATGCACTGTCCACCAGAAACCGCAGTACGGTTGCTGTTGTTTTTAACATCAGTGACCAGACGAGTCATTTCTGAATCGACCCAACCAACAAATGAGTTTGCTCCACCTTTACCAGCCGCAGCCATTGCAGGACCTGTAATACGGAATACACCGTAGAGGAACTGCGCTGTAGCAGTAAGGTTGGCATATACCTGTTGCGGCTGACCCGCAGGTACAGGTACGGCAGCAGCACCTGGAAGGGCTGCACCTTCGGCAGCCCAAGCTACCTGTGTGTTACGTCCAACATGAACGGGAATGATTACTTGTCGTCCATTCCAATCGACTGAAGCCTTCTCGAACATATCGCAAACAAGAGTCTCTTCGTTAAGCTGATCTTGAATAGGTCCGAGATAGTACTCCTTTAGAATACTGGCAAATCCAGCAAGGTTCTGTGCCATTTTAATTTCTCCTTTTTGTTATTGTTTATATGTTATAAACGGCATTTAGTTATCTAAAGGGATTATCCTTTTTGAGCAGATCCCTTAAAGAAGCACTTGCCTCTTTAATACTTGAAGGACGCTTATCGGGTTTTGACGTAACTTTTGCAGGAGACGTACCAACAGATCTAGGTCTAGGTGGAGCTTCAGGAGCAGGATCAGTTTTAGAAACTGTCTGTCCTTCAGAAAACCTAGCAATAGCCTGTTCTTCGATACCTGATATAAAGCTGTGATAATCACCAGCGACTTGCGTCATATCCACGTTGGGATCTTTGATGACAGCCTGAAGTAAAAATTGTTCTGGAACACCAGGATATTGCTCTTTGATCGCTACAAGCTCTGCCTTAAGAGCTTTCTCTTCTTGGGCAACTTCGAACTTGTATAGACGTTCATCTAAGCCTTTATACTTTCCCTGCCAATCTGGGGCATGGGTTTCAGTATCTTCAGCCAAGAAATCATCGAGCCAACTTTTCTCTTCTACTTGAGTTTGTTGAACGGGGGTTTGCGTTCTAGACTGTTCTAGGTTGGCAAGTTTTTGTTCGAGTGAGGATAGCTGAGCTTTGTAACCCTCTACTTCACTACGAAATTTATTCCTACCATCTAGGACATTCTTAAAACGAGAGTAGGGAACATTATGTCCCCTGGGCTTAGGAGGACTATCATCAGTCTCCTCGGCTGAGGTATCAACCTCTACACGTTCTTCATTCTCTGTTTCAATCTTAACGGATTTCTCTAATTTTACGTCTTCCACCTCTCCACCACTTTCTGTGCCAGTGGTGGCATCCACTCTGAGGGTATCTGACGGAGGCTCGACCACCTGATGAAGCGATGAGGCTGCTTCAGCTAGTTTTGCCCTTTGCTCATTGTCAAGCATAGTAAACTCCTTTTACGTCGATTGACGGGTTAACAGGGTTTTGAAGTCCCAGAACTTATAGACTGTTTAGAGGAGAGGAGCCAACGGGGGATTCTTTCCCGTCGTAAAAATTTCCCTTCTCCTTTGAATATAAATTGCCAGTTTGCTTTTCCCATTGCAGGATCTCTCTGATGCCTGATGGTCTTTGTGCTTTCTGGACTTCTTCCTCATAGTCAGCAACTTGGTCTAAACCTACAAGAGCTAACCCTAATGCAAACACAAGGTCATCGTGTTTTCCTTTATCTGCTTCAGGTCGACCTTTCTCGTTATATACGAAAGTGTTCATCTCTGTCTTGATCCGAGGGCAGACAGGATCAAGGTGTTGTTTAGAAACCCACTGGTGCAATCTCGAAAGGAGGATCGGACGAGACTGCTGAGTTGTAGAGAAGCCTAACTGTTCAGACCAACGATTAGAGATCTTATCATACTTCGTGCGACGATACATATGGACATAACCATCGTCACGAAGGTTCTCGATAATCGCTAAACCATAACTGTTAGATTCTACAACGACCAGTGGATTAAACTTTTTAAGTCCCACCAAGACTTGTTGTGTAAAGTCTCGAAGTGGAACCCTATCATAAAATGTGGCAACTACTTTTGATTTCTCTCTATCTGTAATATCGAGAATCACCACTGCACTAAAATCACCAGTAGGGCTACCAGAAGCAGTGTCAACACCTGCAAGGTAAGTTCGATATTTTTTAGGATCCTCATACCATTGCCATCCTATCCTTTCTATTTTGTTAGCTACTTGGTAAGTAATTGGGAAAAACTTTTGACCTGAAGTAATAAATGCAACCTCAGCATTTATCGGATACTCCTGATTAAAGGTATTAATATTGTTAAGGCACTTGCCCCTAAGTGTATCTGCAAACCAATTTGCTTTTTTAGGGGGCAGTTCATAATCCTCAATGTACTTTTTCTCAGACTCTGTAAAGCGTATTTTTTTCCTAGAAGAGTACTCTTTACCATCTAACCACGATATAAATAGTTTGCCAAATCCATTTTCATCATTCCAAATATCCATGGCATCATTAATACCATTAGCTGTTGTCTCTAGGATAATCTCAGCATTAGGGGTAGCTGTCTGAAACACTGCCTGAATAGCTGAAGTAATATCATCATAAAAAGCAAACTCTGACAGATGCAGACTGTTGTACGTTGAACCACGAAAGCTATTACTAGAAGCTGAACCTACCTTGATGTACCCTCCATGAAAGAAGACTAGTTCATTAACATTGGCTGCTTCAGTCTTGAATTGCAGGAACTTGGGTAGGTTGCTATAGTATCTTTTATAAATTTCAAAGATTGTCTTAGCTGCATCCCTTGTGTGTGCAATAACTGCAACCTTATGATTAGGGGTAAACAGACACTTATGAAACAACCTAGCTGCTATGATGGTTGTCAGACCTAACTGACGAGCCTTCAGTACATAGAGCCATGGGTTCTCAGTTAAGGTATATAAAAACCTTTGTTGGGCTGTATTCGGTTGTAAAGGAACGAGCTTACCATTCTTATCTACTATCTTTAGATATTTTTTACAGAAGTATTCAAAGTCATCACGACACTTGGCTATTTCTTTTTGTGTTCTACTGTTCATAAAATTTAGTTACTAAAAATTGGGTGCGTATTAAAAGTACCATATCTACTTTATTTTGATGTACACAATACTACTTTTATTCTGAGGGATATTATGTATGTCTATCATATGTCTATAACAATCACACCACGTTCTGTGTGTCCCTCTGTGTCATCATCATTACTTATCATATGGTAACCATCCTGTTCATTCATTGGATGATTCTGAGGGACATATAAGTAGTTACAAAGAACCTCTGGTACTGAATACTGGGGACAACTAATAGTTGTGGCTGAGGAAGTAGTTATCTTTTCTATCTTATCTATCTTATCTTTATTTAGTTTAGCCGTGATATAATCTGAAGACTCTGAAAGAGGCTGAGGATTATAGCGGCTTTTTATAATGTATAGTAGATTGTAGAGATTAAATAGATTAGTCTTCTTCATCATCTGTTCCTAGTATTTCAAGTAAGTCAGCCTCATAGTCTGAAACTGAATCCTGTCTATTAATATCTGATAATAGTTTTAATGCTTCCAACTTAACCCTACTACGATTAGCATATGGTTTATTGGGGTCATCTGTAGGGGTATCTAAAATAAGCTGTAATATTAAAGCTTTCAAATCTGAAGAAGCTACGTCTACTGATGGTAAAGCATTGATTAAATCTATTAAACTTAGTTTGTTTGTTGGTTTCTTAGGCATAAACTATAAAATCCTTCCTTAAGGAGTGATATACACTAACATAACTGGGGGGATATACAAAAAAGAGGGGGATATAATAAGTAGGGTA